GCGCCAGCTTCATTGTTTCTTTTTCAGTCATGTGCCACCACCCATATTGCTTTGCCGCCAGTAGGCTCAAAATCATCAAAATTTAGTCTTATGTACTGCTGTCCCGGCACACCAGCAGATTGGACATAGCCTTGAATGCCCCAACTCTTGAGTTCTGTCACCACCACCATGCAAGCTCCAAACATTTCTTTGTCTGGAGATACTTGCACAATGTCTCCAACTTTTAAATCTTGTGTCATTTCTTCATTCCTCTTACATAAGCTGTAAACGATTGAATCGTGTCTTTGCCAAACGCTAGAGTGCATTTCTCAATGTTTTGGGCAACTTCTTCAATCACATCATTGCGGTGCAAGTGGACAAACTCAGCAGGGTGTGAGTGCACATCCATGTGTGCGATCTGGCGCTTGCGGTTGCCACTAGTATGTTGCCAATGACCTTGTTTTAAAGCCATTTCTTCAAATGCTTCATCTTCATCAGTCATAGTAACTCCCGCTGTACAGGTACAAAACGCCATTCGCGTTCTGCCCTGCCTGACTTTGATTTAGTGACTTGCCCAGTTAACTCCACCAAACCAATCTTGGCTAACTCAGGCAAGCGTCTAGCCACTTGATTGCCATCCAGTCCAGTCAATTCAGCAATGCCATCTTTTCCCCTTGCGCCAAAACGCTGGAGACAACCTACGATCAAGTCAAAGTGTTGTCGTGCCAAGTCTTGTGTTTGATCTGCGGCGGCATGACTGGTGGATGGGTCTAGTGATCGTGCCCGTTTAAAAAGCAAGGTCATCATCAAACTCCTTTGTTTGTTTGCTTTCGTAAGGTTTGGGGTCGTAGCAGTTTGCCCAACCATCCCACCCACCCTTGGGAAGGGGTATCACATCTAACTTAATTTTGAGGTTGCCGTTATCTTCAAACACTGTGCCGATGTTTTGATAGCGTTTCTTTTCCTCGCCCATTTTGTTGATGTATGAGCCAGTAACCACGGTTATATCTTTAATCTTTTTCATGCAAGGCTTTCAAGTTGTTGGATTTTCAGTTCTACTTCACGCAAAAATTGAGTGACCATGTTTTCAAGGTGCTGGATAATTTCTTTGTCAGCCATTACACGCTTGATGAATAATTGGTGCTTTTCAGGCATCCGTGGGTCAAAAGATACAAAGTCGCACCAGGGTCGTTCTGTGCAAGCCATCTGCCACATCATTTGTGTGATGTACTTTTCTGGCACTTTTTGGTCAAGCAAAGTTGCAATGTGGGTGGCAGTATTGGGGCATTTGATCTCCACCAAACCATCATCCGCCAACCCATCAGGTGATGCGCCAGACATCTCAATCCAAGGGTGGGTAATGAACCCTACCTCGGTTACCAAAATCTCCACCTTGGCCTCATAAGCGGCTCGGGCAAAGGGTTCAGTGTCTGTGCCCCACTGCATGGCTGAGTTGCTAAAAGATTCAGCAGGTTTGCCAGTCATGCGTTCGCACACAAGCTGGGCCATGTAGTTATCCCTGCTAGTGCTGTAACCCGCTTTGGTTTTGGCGATAACATCTGCAACCCTACTGGCGGTGACTTTGCCACATCTGGCGGCAAACCATTCAGTTGTACCTTGGTCCATTATTTGCCTTTCAGTTCGTTGGCTAATTGAGTTTCGAGCAAAACCTTTTTAGCGTCTTTTTTGGCGATCACCTTGGTAACCCATGCTTGTTCACCTTTGGCGGCTGTGTACGCTGTTTTGTAGGCTTTCTGGAGGTCTACTATCGTGGTGACTTCATCCATTGCCAAAAGCAAATCAACCATTTGATGTTCGTTAACTTCTGACTTGACCTCGGTGCGGCGGCTGGCACTGTTTCCATCATCGTCCTCTGGCGCAATTCCACAAGCCGCCATCAAACTGTATCGCCGTGCATAAGTCAAAGCAGACCCATACCCCTGAGGGTCTTGCTTGGATGCTGGCACATGGAGAATGCCGCATTCGAGCATCTCGCCTGATTCGTGGACAAACATGGTCTCCACCATGACCCCATCGTTGCAGTCGTAGCATTTTTGAATCAGGGCGATACCGTTATCGTTCAACCCTTGGATGACAGCTTCAACGCAAGCTGAAAGGTCGGCGTAACGGCTTTTGAAGTGCGGATTGGTGGATGACTTGAGGGCAGGGCCAAAAGCCTTTTGTGCTTTGACCAGTGCGGTGGCAATGTTTTTCATTCTGAGTCCTTTGCGATGAGTTGGGTCTGCAATTCTTTGATGTATTCCTGGGCAACAAGATCGGTCTGGATGTAGCCCCGCAAGTGGGATTCCAACAGTCCAACGTGATAGGCCAACCGATTGGCGGCTGGTTCTCCAGCATATTGCTTGTCTGCCACCTCTTTGATGGCTTCAATGATTTGGTTTGCGTTCATGCTGTGATTGCTTTCAGATTGTTGATGCGGTGGTTGATCTTGGTTACAGCTTGCTGAGATTCAGCCATAACCAATTGCTTTTCTTTTTCCAAAGCGGCAATTTGTTGGGGACGGGGGTCAAAGTAATCGGGCACTTCAATCTCAATCTCTTGACTGCCAACATATGTCCGATGTTCGGCATCACCTAATTTGACAGAATAAACATCATATTTTTCAGCGTCATCCCAAGGGTATTGAGATTGAAAAATGTAAATTGTTGTTTTGATCTTCATTACGGTCTCCAAACAAAAACGTCAAGGGCAAGCACAATCGCACCAATCAGGGCAAGCACCCTAATGATCTTGTCGCCAGTGGAATGTTGGGCAACATGGATTTCAATTGCCGCACCATACTCAACAGTTTTCTGGAAAGCCTCATTCATCGTTCGTGGGTGTTTCATCATCGTCCTCGGTTGGTTGATCGTCAGGGTTGTAGTTTCTATTGCGGGTGAGGATTTGACCCCACCGCCATTCTTCATAGTCATGGTCTGAGTACATGGTGTTTTATGCCATACATTCAGCATGATTTATTTGAAAATAAGCCTCGGCATCTTCCGCATTTGATGCTTCCCATTCACTACAAATAACAACCTCAATACCATTGTTGAAAACAGCAATCCAAGCGGCAGGGATTGTGCAATTGAGGTGGTGATTGAAATATTCAGACTGAAGATAAATTTCAGTGATTTTGATTTGTTTGCGCATTTTGATTTTCCTAAAAGACCCCTTGCGAAATTGCTAGGGCATGGTTGAATTGTAAAGGGTTCTAAACAGTCTGTAAAGACTTTTTTGCAGTTTTTCTTAGGACTTTCCCTATGTTTGCAAAAAAAACAAGGGGCCAAAGCCCCAAGTTTTATGCCAGCAAAAGTGATTCAGCTTCTGTTTTTAGTCGATTGCCATTGCCAAACCATGCGTTGTTCATGCGACTGTCAACATTGTGTCCACGTTCATGGTCAATGTATTGGGTCACCGCATTCAGCAAACCCCAGCGTGTTCCGTACACACCTGGAAAATTTGAACCCATACCAGCACCATCAAACAGATCAGTCACTCGTTTGAAACCTCGTGATTCTTTTAATTTTTGCGTCTCTGGGTCAAATGTTGCAGGGAATAATTTATTGAAGAATTCCTTTGCGTATGCTGATGAAACATCTTGTCGGGCAAATGACCTGTATTTGTCCATCATTCCATCAAAGCCACCAACGATGATGCCCAGTCTTTCACGCATCAGGCTTGAATCAAAATCAGTTCCATGTGTCAACATAACCCGACTTGAACTTTCCTCGCTATCAGCCGCTGAAAGCGTGTTGTTGCATACAACCCTGATGCTGGTGAATTGCCCAATCGTTGCGGCAGAACCATCAAAAGATGTACTCAGTAAGAGATAACCCTTGACTGCATCATCATGTAAAACCACGGCCTCTTTGTTCACATTTGCCAAAGCCCAGATTCGCTTTCCACCCCTGATTGCACCAGCAACTTCAAGTGAGAATCCTGCCGATTGCACCAATGTGTTGAAGAAGTCAAGAACATCGGCTGGCTGGTGAATTTTGTAACGGTCAGATACCACACCCAATGGGGTCTTGGTGTCATTGCGAAAAATTACATTTTTGTTTTCCACCACCTGAGGTGCGGCAATGCCTTCAGGCCAAAACATCACAGGAGAGACTTGCGCCTCCCAGTCAAGTCCAGCCTCTTTGCGCCACACATCAATGGGTGCATCAGCGGTCAACTGTTGACCAAGACCATGCCAAGGTTTTTTAGCAACATAAGCAATTTCTGATTTGCCAGTGATAGTGTTTGTTTCGATTAAGTGAGCCATGATTTTTCCTAAAATACCCATATGCGGAATTGCTTGGGAATGGTCGTATTGTAAAGGGTTCTTAACGAAACATCAATGTGATAATTTAAGTCCTTCAATTGTTAAAGGACTTTGATGTTCATCTTGCTTAACATACAATGCTGGTATGAAAAAAGAACAGATCATTAAATTGGCTGGCTCACAAAGTGAGCTTGCA